CACTATCAGCGAGACGCTGCGCTCGGCCTTCATCTTCCGCTGAAAACCCAACTCGACTGGCTGAAGGACCGCCTGCTTTACGATGGGGCCGAGTGCCTAATCTGGCCCTTCACGCGGGACAAAAACCGTTACGGCAGGGTGGGTCTCGCGCGGCGGATGCGTTGGGCGCATCGGGTTATGTGTTCGTTCGCTCACGGCCATCCACCGACTTCGAAACACCAGGCGGCCCATTCCTGCGGCAACGGCAGCAAGGGTTGCGTCCATCCGAAGCATCTTCGCTGGGCTACGGCAAAGGAGAACGCCGCCGACCGGGACCGCCACGGCACGATGCTGCGAGGGTCCGCCGTTACCGGATCAGTTCTCAGCGAGGCCCAAGTCCTCAAGATTTACGAACGCGCGTTGGGCGGCGCGACACAACGGATTATCGCCGCTGATTACGGCGTATCGAGGCAGCTAATCGGAGACATCAAAACGGGCCGAAAATGGGGGTGGTTAACGCAGTCCGCTCATCGCCGGACCTGGGCCTCGATATAGACCGTGACCCCGGCGGGGCGGAACGGGCGCAAGTCCACAAGCTTGAACCGGCTGCCGTCCGCCTCGACCAGCGTATCGGTCAGGCCGGGGTCTAGCGTCAGGCCGGTCATGGCGATCAGCACCCGCTTATCGGTCGCCCTGATCCGGGTGCCGTCCACTTGCCGGGCCTCATAGTCCAGGACCGCAAAGGTCGCCGGGGACGTAACGGGCGGGCCTGCGACGGGATTGTGTGCCGGGCCGGTCGTGGTCGGGCGCGACAGGCTCCCTAGCTGACCGAACTCGGCGATCAGTTCATCGGCGTCGGCCTGGTCTTCGAGGTAATCGTTAGGGGCGATCAACGGCGCACCGCCTCGCCGACTAGCGCGTTGCCCGTGCCCATTTCCATCAGGCCGGACAGGAGGTCGTTAACGGCCAGCATTGCGGGGCGATAGGCCGAAAGCGAGCCGCCGGGCGCGAAGTATTCCTTGCGAAGGGTGCCGATGCCTTTCGATTTGACCTGACGCGATAGGTCCACCGCCGGAGCCATGGCGCCGGGGTTGCCGATCTCGACCTGGGTCACGAGGGCGGTTGCCTGTTCAATCTCAGTCGGGATGGCGTCAGACGCTACATAGTCGCCCTCGCGGTCCCAAACGTCGTATCGAGGCCAGGCCAGCGACTGCAATCGGCGGAACGTCCGGTATCCGGCGAAGCTGAAGCCTGTCGAAATGAACGTGGTCGCCCGTCGGATTGCCTCTTCGATAAGCTGATCCGCCGGAACCGCCAGGCCGCGCCCGGCGGCCCAGGCCTTGTAATACGCTACGGTGATGAAAGCATCGGCGACGGGCGAGCCGGGAGTTACGACAAGGGCCATCAGCTTGAGCCTTTCGGGTTCAGGGCCGGGCGCCAGTCATCCTTAAGACCGTCCGCCATCGCGTTGTGAATGTCAGTCGTCAGCACCTCGCTGAAGAGCGGGGCCAGGGCGCGGACGGGGATGGCGGCGCCTGTATCCCAGAGCGCATAGACCGAGCCGTCAGCGGCCAGCCCGACAAACGCATAAGCCCGAATGTCTTTCTCGCGGACAAGGCGGAGTGTCTGCGTCGCCACCGTCCGGGCCACGTCCTTTTTCCGGCGGGCCTCGATCCGGTTGCGATGAAGAGTCAGGCTGGCGGGCTTGGCGGGCATGATTTCCTCGGGGTTCGCGCCCTCGATAGCACACCCGCCCGCCGTCCGGTTAGTCTTCGGCCTTAGCCAAGCGCGCTGCGGTTGCCGCCGGGTCTTCGCCGGGGATAACCTCAAGGCCCGCCGCCTCAAGGTCGGCGTTCAGTTCCCGGATGGTCAGGCCGTCGGCGTCAGGCTGGGGCCGGTCGATCTCACCGGACAGATACGCCTCGATAGCGGCCTCCGCCTCGGCCTTAGACCGGATCGGCTCGCTAGACACAGACGACGCGACGCCGCGCAAGGTCAGGCCCCGGTCATCCGGTTGTGACCACGGCAGGTCACGCCAATCGCCGGGGATGGCGATGACTGCCTGGGCGGCCTCGGCGTTGGCCGGGGCATACGTCGGCGCCAGGTTGTCGATACGCGTCACGGCCACGTCGGCGGCGAGATAATCAGCCGCGATCTGGGGATAGTCGGCGTCCAGATAGACCGCCGTCGCCCCGGCCTCAGGCCCGGCGTAAAATCCGGGGTTCCGATAGACCGTGCCCGCAGGGGCCAGTTCGTTGTTCTGCGCGTAAAAGATTCGCATGGGCGAGCGTCCTTACATGGCAAAGGGGCCGGGCGTTAAACCCGGCCCCCTGCGTTGATGTTTACTTCTTGGCGGCGGTGGCCTTGGCGTCAGCCTCGGCCTGGGCGTCGGCCTCAGCCTTCTTCGCGGCCTTCTCCACCGCATCCTTGGCCTTGGCCGCGTCATACGCCGCCTGCTTCTCGGCGGCCTTGCTGGCGGACGACGGCTCGCCGGACAGGATAGCGGCGGCGTCAGTGACTTCGCCGGTCTCAACCGCCTTGGTCACGGCAACACCGCCTGGCACGAAGTCGGGATCAGGGGCAAGGCCGCCGGGCGCGTCAGGCAGACCGGCGCGCTCACGCAGTTCAGCAGCGGAGGCCGCCAGGAACGCCCCGTGGTTGTTCGCGAACTCGGTCTGGGTCATGTCCGGGTAGCGAATGTCGGAGGGAGTCGGCTCCGAAAAGGTGCCGTCGGTGTTGCGACCGTCACCCGGCACCGATGCGTCAGTCGGCTGGCCGTAGCCCTTTTCCGCATACAGTTCGTAGTTCGAGCCCTCGGCGTTGAAATCGGCCTCGTTGATGATCCGATAGCTGTCGCCGTCTTTGACCTTAACGGTCGGGATACGTTCGTTCATGGCGGGTGGTCCTCGGCAGGGGTTGAAAGCGGTCTAGGGCGCGGACCCTAAGACGGAACTGCCCTCCCGACAAATGCGCCGGGAGGGCAGGGGTTCAGGCGTTAGCCTTGCAGGACGGCGAGGTGTTCCTCGTTGGGAACGCCCCAGCCCCAGGCAAGGCCGACTTCCCAGCGCGCTTGCCGGTATTCCTTATAGTGCCGGATTTCGAAGCCGATACCGGAGACCGGATCAACTACGGTGCGGGCGTCAGACGCGCTGTCGC